AGCCCCAACTAAAGTACCTCATCCTGATAGTCCTTTCATGAAGAACCCACCAGGCAAAGGTCTTGGAACAGGTGTTATTTCTTCAGAAGAATTGGATAAAGCAATTGAAGAGGAGGAGAAAGAAGATGCAGGTGGTTGACCATTTTCTTTCTTTTGGTACGTTTAACGAACTATACAATCAATTCAATAGTCCAAACTTTCCATGGTTTTGGACACAATCACAAGGGGAACCAGAACAGTATGTAAACTTACTGTATTTTGATCACCAGTTTTCTAGTGCAATGAACCCTACTATCAACAGGTGCTTGATGAGTGCTACTGATAAGTTAGGGATCATTGCAATATTGAGGGTAAAACTAAATGCCACTAATAAAAATGCACCAGAGCAAGAGTGGCATACAGATTGGCAAATATCCACACCAAGTAAGACATGTGTGCTATACCTAAATGATAACAATGGTTATACAGAGTTTGAGACTGGCGAAAAGGTGATGAGTAAAAAAAATACTGCTGTCATATTTGACACTAATCTCAAACATAGAGGTGTTCCTGCTACTGATGTTGAACGTAGGATGGTATTAAATATCAGTTACTTTGAAAAGTGAAGAAGGTATACTGGTCATATAGAATAGGAGAAGGACAAGAGACTGACCCATTCCCACCTGAATATGTAAATCCACCAACGAAATATAGGGTAGGGTATGATATGAAATATGATCATGCCAAATGTCCTGCATGGAAGAAGTGGAGTGATAACTGTTGGATGGTTGATCAACCATTTGATCTTGGGTTCAAGATTAAGAATAATACTATAGAGACTAACCTAAGTCAAGCATCATATGAGGATTACTTTCACTTAGGTGAAAATTGGTTAAGCGGCAGCTTGCCAGAAATCCAAATGAAGTATACAATGTCATTATGGACAAAGGATAAAGATGTATGGATTGAACAAATTCCTCACCCTCTACTGTCTAGGTTTGGATTGGACTTGGTACCTGCTACCTTTCCTATATCTGTATGGTATAGACCACTCGTAGTAGGAGTTAAAGTATTAGATAATGATGTGTTCATACCCAAAGGCACACCATTGTATTACTTTAAACTATATTCTAAGAGATCTGATTCTGATTTCAAACTAGAGAAGAAAGATCCACCTAAACATTTGGTTAAGCAACTTAATCAGAACAATAGGTTCAGAGCCTTTACTATGTTTGATGCATGGGATATAATTATGAAAAGAGTAAACAATGAACGGAAATGTCCAATCAAATGGAATTAGATTTATTTTGCCAATGGTTTGAAGGAACCTTTGATAATTGGCATCAAGCATCATCGAACCCTACAAAGTGGGCACATATAATAGTAACACATGAAAAGATAGATGATCGTAAGTTCCTAACTAAATCTCGATATAACTATACTGACAAACCATACAGAGAGATGGAAGTAGAGGTTACCCAACCTTTAGTATTAAATGATAACGTTGGTATACTGATAGTAAAGAATCCAGCATGTGATATGATCTTCTCTTTTGTACCTGATGACATGGCATTCTATGGTGCATCGATGCCAGATTGTACATATAAGGGCAAAAAGTTAGAAAGTCAGGCAAAATTATTCGCTACAGAGTACCATAGTTGGGATAAAGGCTACTGGGAAGGGTCAGAGGGATTTTTTACATTCAAGAAGAAGTTATAAATAGACTTGAACGTTTTATTGTGGACTTAGTGTGGCAACACGTAAGATATCTGACCTAACATTATTAGAAGCAGGAAGCGTATCTAGTTCAGATACTCTGTTACTTCTTGATAATTCGGATCCAACAGATCAAAATAAAAGATCGGCTGTAGGTAGTATATTCCGAGCTGTACCTTCAGGTACATATACTACTCCAGGTTTATCTTTTGAAGGGAAAACCTCTACGGGTATGTTTTCCGAAGCTCAGGGGCAAGTTGGACTTGCAATGGGTGATGCTAGACTCAATCTTCAGAAGGTTGGATCTACTCTTAATTTACAAGCACGAGATGCTGCTGATACTAACCTAGACATTACTATTGCTGCACAAGGCACTGGTCAAATACGTCTAGGTTCTGTTTTAGCAATTACAGATACTTTATTTGTAATACCAAACTCATCAGATAATTCAAAGGTTGGTAAGTTTAGTACAGAATCAATACCTGCAGGTGTAACTCATACATATGTTTTACCTTCCAATGGAGTAGTTGCTGGATCGGACACACTGGTAACCTTAAGTGCTACTCAGACGTTAAATAATAAAACTCTTAATAATGCTAGTTTCTCAGGAACACTAAGCATTGGTGATCTTGATTCAACTGGTAATTCCACATTAGGATCTGATGCTGCTGATAGTATAACAGTAAATGGTTCTGCTTCCTTTAGTGCTGCAGCAACATTTAATAATACGGTAGTTGCCAACCAAACTGTTACCATAACTGGTGATCTTATCCCCAACAGTCACATTGACATGGTTGATGATAAGATTATTAAATTAGGTACTGATGACGATCTGCAGATCAAATATACTAATAGTGGTGATGTATCTTCCATCTTAGACACATCTACTGGATTAATTATTGGTGGTGCTGATGTACAGATCACTGATTCTGCTGGTACTGTTAAGTTCTTTAAGGCTAACACTACTAACTCTATAGTATATCATAACGATACCGCACGTATCACAACAAGTGCAACAGGTATTAACATCAATGGAACAATTGATGCTGTTACTGACATCACTTCTAGTGGTAATGTTGTAGGTAACGGTACTGCACATCAACTTGGATCTTCTGCCTCTGGTAAATTAGGTGTAGGTAGAGCAGCTGCAACATACAATCTTGAAGTTGAAGGATCTATATATGCTACAGGTTCTTCAATTATAATTGGAGATGCTGGAACATCAAAATCTATTATTCAGAAACGTGTAGTAAGTTCGGCTTTACATTTTACTGATGATGCTGGTGCTGACCAAGCTATCTTAGATGGTGGTGGTCAATTTGGTATTGGGAAAACTCCAGGTTACAAGTTAGATGTATCTGGAGATGGTTGGTTTGATGGTGATATAACTATTAATACAACTGATCCCGTTAATAAAACTGGTGGTAAAATCACTGCCAGAGAAATTATTCTAACAGATCCACAGACAGGATCTACTGCCACGCTGAATTCTGGTACTGGAAGCGGTGTATCAATGGCAAAAGTCTACTTCCACTCATTTAATTAAAACTCATGGCCGTCAAACAAGTCGGAGTACTGGCAAACTTCACCCCATCTGTTACCCCGTACTCTAATCTAAGAACTACAGCTGCAACCGCAACTCAGGGGTTCAACATATACACATGTCCTGGTGCTACTCTGATGAGTGGTAAATTAATAATTGCTAATAATACTGGTAGTGCAGCTACTGTGGATATAGCAGTAACTGAACAAACTCAGGCATTGCAATTAGATGCTGTAGGTAACCAACCAGGTACACCTGCTAGTTTTAGTGCATTTTCATTTACAGAAAATGGATATACAACTTCAATTGTAATAGAAGGTGGTGGTGTTACAGGAACATTTGCAAGTGGTGAGCTTGTCAGTTGGACGAATAGTGGACTTACTCCTACTGCACAGACTGCCATTGTTGAGAGATGGGATTCTGGTAACAGCAAACTTTGGATAAGGAACATGAGCCATCCGAAAGGACTTGACTTACCAGGTGATACTACTCTAACTGGAGCAGGTGGTGGAACAATATCTGCTGGTCCTTCTTATGCTGGTACTGGTGGAACAGATGGTCACTCAGGTAGGGTTAGATACTTTGACTCACAACTTGGAATAATATATTTCCAGAACTATGAGTACAAGAATAATATCAACTACAAAACCATCTATGACGTGGCTAGTGAAGTTGTTGCTGAAAACAACAACAGTGCTGCAAAGTCTACTGCATTTAATAATGCACCAGTAGCAACTACCGTTAATAGGTATGCAGCTGCAGGTAATACTACACCAGCAACAGAATTTATTGATGCTAATGGTGTTGAACTGTTAATTTCTGCAGTTCGTGATGTTGAAACATCACAGTATATTGCTCGTAATGTATCCATTGATAACCAAAAAACTTTTGAATTGACAGGATTAGTACTTGGTACTTATCAATCACTTTATGTTAAATCAACTGCTGCTGTATCTGCAACTCTAATCGGTTTTGAAGATACTGCTGAGATCCCTTCATAACATAGAGATAGTAAAAGATGGCACTTACAAGACTAAAGAACGTCTTTACATCAAAAACTGGACGTTGCCTATATGTCAACCCCGATGACTTTGATGCATCAGACTCATTTGACAATAGAGGTAACTCACCTAACCGTCCTTTTAAGACTATTCAAAGGGCATTAATAGAATCTGCTAGATTTTCTTATAGGGCGGGTCAGTTTAATGATGCGTATGAATCATTTACTATCGTATTATATCCTGGTGATTATACAATAGATAATAGACCAGGTACAAACACATCAGGTAATGCATATATTCCTGCTGATATTACAGAATTAAGTTCATCCACTAATTTTGATTTACAAGATGCTAGTGGTAATCCTAATCCAAACAATGTATTATACCGATTTAACTCTGTTGAAGGTGGTGTAATAGTACCTAGAGGTACATCACTTGTTGGTATGGATCTTAGAAAGACTAAGATTAGACCGTTATATATTCCCGATCCTGCTGCTGGTGCTATTGATAGATCTGCAATCTTCAGGGTAACTGGTGGTTGCTATTTCTGGCAATTTAGTTTCTTTGATGGACCTTCTACAGGTGTATACAAAGACCCTGCACAGCCATCTGCATCATCTCCACCAACATATTCTCACCATAAACTAACATGTTTTGAGTATGCTGATGGTAATAATGTACAGTCAGGTGTTACTGGTACTGATGGTAATGCTTTAACTGAGAATGATCTTGAGTTATACTATCAGAAGATTGCTAAGGCATTCTCTGATATTCCTGATGCTACAGGTACTCAAAGTGCTGATGAGTTACAAGCAAGAGTAGAAGAAAATAGAATTGTTGGACCTAACTTAGCTGGTCCTGTCACTATTGCTGATACAGCATCTAGTGGTATCATAACTGACTATGTTAATGTTAACGTATTCACAACAACTGCACAAGTAACTACAACTGCTAATCATAATCTATCTGTAGGTACTCCTATTCTTATTAGTGGTGTAACAGGAACTGATGCTGCAAGATTTAATGGATCTTACTTTGTCAGTGAAATTATATCACCAACTAAATTTAGATACATCATTAAAGATCCTGGATCAGGTGCACCATCTGGTAACCCAACAACAGATAGTTGTCAAGTTCAGGTAGAAGTTGATAACGTAGACTCATCATCACCATACATATTCAACTGTTCTCTAAGATCTACTTGGGGTACATGTGGTATGCACGCTGATGGTGCTAAAGCAACTGGATTCAAATCTATGGTTGTTGCTCAGTTTACTGGTGTATCACTACAGAAAGATGACAATGCATTCATCAAGTGGAATGGATCTGCATATGAAGCAGGTGGACACACTGATGGAGACAGTATATACAAGGCTGAATATAGAAATTTCCATGTAAAATGTTCAAATGATGCTGTTATTCAGGCAGTATCAGTCTTTGCTGTTGGTTTTGCTGATCACTTTGTTGCCTTAAGTGGTGGTGACCAGTCAATTACTAACTCTAACAGTAACTTTGGATCCTGTGCACTAAGAGCAAAAGGATTTAAAGGAGCACCATTTACACAGGATAAAGCTGGTAAGATTACACATGTCATACCACCTCAGAAATTAGCAAGAACATATGGTGCTGTTGGAGCATATACATTTGCTGCAACTATTAATAATAAGACAGTAACTCCTACACCTGGTAATAATAGTCATGGTATAGAAGTTAATGATTACATTAAGTTCATTCAAGATGATGCTCAAGAGGCATATCAAGTATCTTCTATTGCTGGTAATGGTACACTAACTCTGAATAGGGGTTATCGTGGATCAACAGGTAGTGGTATTGATGTATTCAAAGGTGTCATTAATGAGATTCCTGTTGGTTATGTTGCATTCGATGTACAAAAGGTACAAAAAAATGCTGCAAGAAATAATGCTGCATGGGGTACTGGTCAAACTATCGCTGCTGCTGCAACATGTACTAACGGTGGAATTGCATATTATACTGTAGCTGGTGGTGTTACTGCAGGAGCAGGAGGAGGACCAACTCATACAAGTGGTAATGCAACTGATGGTACTGTTGTATGGGCTTATATTGGTTCTGTTGACACAAGATTATATCTCTATGGATATACATCTCAGGCAACTAAACCACCATATAAACTACAAGGTTTCAACATTGGTGCTAGAAAGCAAGATAAGTTATTAGTATCTCTAATTGATTCAAATAATAACTCTGCACCAACTACATTCTCTGCATTGATATCACCTGATGGTAGTGCATCACCTGCTGACAGTGTATACACAGCTGTTACTGCAAATTCATATGTTGCAGGAGATCCAAATCATCCAATACAATGGGATAGTGTACTAAGTTCCTGGTATGTAAGAGTAACTGCTACTACATCTGGTAGTTCAACAGTAGTAGCATCTACTGGATATAAGGGTATTCATTATCACTTAGCTGATGATAGTTTCTATAGTAACTCTCTATTCACTGGCGCAGGTTTCATGCGTCGTATTCCAGATAATAGATCTTCTAGGGATAGAACATACAGAGTACGTTATGAAGTAGATAGTTCTGTTGATCTACAGAGAGATCCTATCAACGGTTATATTATACAACCTAGAAACGTACCTACTGGTCAGTCATACGGTGATGTTTATTACATCTATGACATTGAGACTGAGAAAGAACTTAAGAAGTCAATACAAAATGGTATTTTCTACTGTACATTACTAAAAGGTAGTGTATCACCAACCAATGCTAGTGTTGATGCATTCGCATTCTCTCAGAATATTAATGATCTATATCCAACACTGGATAAAGATAACCCAACAGAGGATCCAGGTGAAGGAACATCTTCTGCAAGTAATACTACTATTGGTTTAGTTACAACTACTGATTCTGGTACAGGACTTGAAGATAAGACATTATCTATTACTAAGGAATCTGTTGGTGATTTCATTATTGAATCACGTAACAACTACGTCAACGCATCCACTAATGATAGTGCTCAGGCAAACTTCATTACTCTTGAAGCAAGAGATGGTGAAGCAGCAGAGTTAGATCAAGCAGTCAGAATGATACCTGTTAATGCAACAGGTGGTACTGACACAGAATTAAGACGACCATCTATTCTAAGATCTGGTAACCATACATTTGAATATGTTGGTTATGGTCCAGGTAACTACTCAACTGGTCTACCTTCAGTACAGAATAGAGTTCTAACTGAAGCAGAAGTTCTAATTTCACAGTCACAGAAAGAGAATGGTGGTATTGCCTTCTACTCTGGACTTAACAGTAATGGTGACCTATTCATAGGTAACACTAAGATTAGTTCTGTTACTGGTGAGGAAGCAAACCTTGATACTCCTACACTATCAATTGTTGGTGAAACTGCTAACTTACGTCCTACTTACGATGAGATCATCGTTAGGGATAAGATTACTGTTGAATCTAACAGTCTTGAGAGTGAATTTAGAGGTAAGTTAAGGGTAGTTAAAGAAGCAACTATTGAATCAGAACTGACTGTTAAGGATATTACCATTGGTATTTCCTCTGAAGCACAGAAAAACATTGACGTTTTTGCAGCAGATCCAACAGCATCTGATCAGGGAAACATAGGTGATTGGAAACTACGTGAGAACCCAACAAGAGGAAAGCATCAAGGTAGTTACTACACAGGTAGTGATTGGGTTAAGTTTGGTCTAAGTGACACTGGTAACCTTCATATAACTGGTGGTACTGGTGCTACTGATAGTACTGGTGATTTAGAATTTAATAATAACCTAGGTATTAAGATTAACAACCTAGGAACCTTACAAGTTGGATCGGGTGGCACTACTTTAGGTGGCACACTAGGTGTTACTGATGTTGCTACATTCTCCAATGACATAGCTGTTAATGGTGGTGACATTACTACTACACAGTCAACGTTCAACCTTTTAAATAATACCGCAACTACATTAAATATCGGTGGTGCTGGTACCAGTATTACAATTGGTGCTACAACTGGTACAACAACTATAAGAAATGATTTATCTCTTACAGGTGGTCTGACAATCGGTAATGATCTTACAGTTGGTTCATCCAATGTAATTTCTGATGCATCTGGAACTGCAACATTAAAAAATATTGATGCGTTAGATGCTACTACTGAAGCTACCATAGAATCTGCAATAGATACGCTTGGATCACTGACATCTGCATCATCTCTTGCTACTATTGGTACTATTACCAGTGGTACTTGGAATGCAACTACGATCAGTAGACAGTATGGTGGTACTGGAATAAATACAAACACACTATCAGACGGTCAATTATTGATCGGTTCTGCGAGTGGATTTGCTAAGGCAACTATCACTCAGAGTACAGGTATTGGTGTTTCTAATGGTGCAAACTCCATCACTATTAGTAATACTGGTGTCACATCATTTGCTAATCCTGCAGGTTTCCACGATGGATCTGTTAACTCAACTACAGGTGGAGTTACATTTACTATTGGTGATGAATCAAATGCATACGGTAGAAGATGGATAAGTACAAGTGCACCTTCTGGTGGTTCAAATGGAGATGTTTGGTATAGATACTAATGGGATTACCTTATTCTAATCAATATGCAGAGCTACTTGGTGGTAATGCATGGATAAAAGAGAGTGGTACTTGGGAACCAACTCATTCTATCCACGCTAAAGATAGTGGTGGTACTTGGAGAAGAGCCAAGCAACATTATATTAAGAGTGGTGGAACTTGGAGAGAAGTTCATAAAGGTGATGTGTATAGATTTCAATTTGATCTGAATAATAATAACGCAGGTTCATCTACGACAGTTAATACTAGATGGATGGAGTGTACAGGAGGTAATACTGATGATCTACAAACAGGATCTTATACCACAATAGCAGCTGATAGTTATACATTTGACTTAGATACTGCTCTATCATATTCTGGATATAATACTCAAGGTGGTGCTGATGTTTATGGTGTTGTGAATGTAAATTCATGGCAGAGCAATGTAACTATACCTAATATAACTGGTGCGTCTAAGGTACTAATCGTTGTTGGTGGTGGTAAACGTGTACTGGGTAAAGGTGGTAATGGTTCAGCTGGACAAAATACATCTAATACCAATGGTGGACAGAACGGACAAACTGGATTATATGTAAGAGAAGAATCTATGTTAATTAATAATGGTCAAATCGCTGGAGGCGGTGGAGGCGGCGGCGGTGGCCGTGGTGGGCAATGTACATATCAGAATACAGGACAATATGGTTGTATGAAGGGAAGTCAGTGTCAAGCAACATATCAAAATTTCTCAACGTCACAAGGAGGCGGTGGAGGTGGAGGTATTGGATATCCAGGAGGACAGAGAGGAACAGGAGGAAACAATGGACAGAGTGGTTCCGCAAGCGCAGCAGGAAATGGTGGGGGAGCTTCAGGATGTGGTTCAGTAGCAGGTGGTAATGGTGGTGGATGGGGATCCACTGCTCAAGGTGGAGGTGGAAGAGGAACACCTGGCTCTGGTGGAAATGCTATTGATGGAGTCTCCTATATAAACAAGTTGACCTCTGGTACAATCAATGGTGGACAAGTAAACTAATGACTACAACAAATGTCGAGAATATCGACGTACAATTTAGATTGGACGCTGATGTAGCTCCAACTTATAAAGCAACTAACTTCAATCCAGAAGACAATACATTTGAAGTGTACTTTAATGATGGTACGCTTAAGAATGATGAATGGTATGGACCTATTCCTATGGATCTAGATTCATTAGAGCCTGAAGATAAGGAACCATTAAGATTTCAGATTGCTGAAGCAGTATATCAGCAAGTTAAAAATGGACAACTTGAAGAAGCTGATATGTCTGGTACTCTTATTGCTCTCAATAATATACTAGATGCAGAGCAAGTAGTTCCAATGGAAGACTTGATGCGTCATAGAGAAGCAAAAGCAAGAGCAGATTCAACTAACGTTGATCCTGTTGTTGGTGCTATAAACACAACTCAAGTTGTTAATGTTTATAATGAAGATGACTTCGACCTTCAGTTTGAAGCACTTACACAAGCACTAGCAGAAGAAGATGAAGCCACTGCGGAGTAAGCAATGTATCAATTTGCAGAAACACAGGACTCAAGGATAGCACAATACTCCTTTGGTAGGAGCATTACTTCACATGGGTTGACCGTCTTCAGTACTACTGGAGCACGTAAAGGTAAGAAGATCTTCGGTAATGATCCAGATCCTTTTAAGGAGATACCTCTGTTAACACAGAATGATGTCCTTGAGAATCACATCAAGAATAATAAGAAGGGCATAGTTGTCAAGAACGAGAAGTTAATAAGGGAATTTGGTAAGACACTACAGGTACATCATAGAACTGTTATGTTCGGAAGTACATGGAAGAGTGACAGTTTGCGTCCTGCACACAAATCTTTTGTGTATCACGAGGGTGCATACACACACTTTAGATTTCCAGGTCTTGCAAGATTAATATCACAAGAGGAGGATGGTGTTGCTTCATGTCAGGGATATGAGGATCTACACGCTACTAACAGAAGAGTATATTTCTATGAAAAGAGTGGGGCCTTTACACCAGCGGAAGAAGGTAGTATAATAATACCGATGCATGATTGCTGGTATAACCAACAAAAATTAGCTCAACATTTTCCATTTCCTATATCAGACACAACAACTGTTCAGATCACAGTAGACAAACCCACGTTAGTGGTAGAGTTTACAAGAGAAGAACCAGACGTTGCGGAATTTGGTAGGTCATGGTTACAACAAATCGAAGACGGTCTTATTGAAATAGTAGATAGATGATGCCAGCGATAACAGTGAGGGATACTTTCGAGAACCTCACCGTACTATATCATAAAGGATGCCAACAAGCTTTTAAGTTCTTCGGAGATGATCCTGAAGAGCACAAAGTATATGTTAAAGAACATCATGTTGATATGATCAAGCAGATGTTTGATACTTCAGAGTATCCTTGGGAATTCCTTACAAGATTTTACTTACATAGTAGATGCTTACTGTTCACTGATGGTGTATGGATGAGCGAAACTGCTACATATCCGCAGTATCTACGTTATAGACCAGGATCTCATACATCAATGAGAGTGTCTGGTATCACTAGGTTTACGGCACTGACAAATAATTGCGGTGCCATTTGTGTTGGATGGGATCCAGATGCAGATCATATACCAAATCTACGCAGAGAGGTACATAAGATAGATAAAGAGACGCATTTTATGCCCATGTCTCCTGATTCTATATTGGTTACTACGGAGGATGCTACGTTTGGTAATGTTGAATTGCCTATGGGATCTCCAAGACGTGTGCTAAATGATTTTGATGTGCTACGATTTGAGCAACCAGGCTATCTCATTGAGTTTACTAATGAACCTATGGTACTAGAGGATGAACTAATTAACTATGCTCATCAATGGATAAGCGGTAGAATAGAGGTATTTGATCGTGCTTGAGCTTCGTGATGGTAATACTCCTTGTTGGCAGGAGAATGTAGGTCATCCATGGACTGAATATAAACATCTTCAACGAGAACAGTTTGAGGAACTGGTGGATATGATGATGGAATCATATCCAGACCACGAAATAACACATTGGTTGATGCGTGGGTTCTGTATTAATGAGTGTGATAGTACTTTAAGTGTTGGATCATTGCAGGGTAAAATAACATTAAATCACCACCTCTCTATGTTTGATGAGGAGGATGCAGCATGTTTCGAGGAATTCTGGGAAGAGAGTGATGATAGTATAGATTGGGATGAGGATTGGGAGGAAGATGAGTGTGACAGTTAAATAACTGGTTAGCAGTGCTTGACATACACACCATTATAGCTCATAATAAGTACATACACCCAAGAGGTTCTTCATGACATCCGCAGTTCCAACAATCCTAACGTTTCCAGATGAGAGACTTACTCAAGAACAGAGAGTGGAGAAGTGGGCAGCGCAACTATGCAGAGCATTAGATGAAAATTATGTGGAGTATCACAAGAGATCTGAATTTTCTACCAGAATAGACAATCCACTTCAGTTCAAACTCCGCAGTGGACGCAAGTATTGGAAAGTTGTACAGACTGAGTACGATACATTTCAAGATCGTAATGAGTATCGTGATTCATGTGTTCATGCTTTCATAGATAAAAAGACAGGTGAAGTGTACAAACCTGCAGGTTGGGCAAAACCAGCACAGCATGTACGCTATGACTTGCGGATCATTCGTGAAAGAGAAGATTGCCTTGCTAAAGCAGATTGGGCAGGTGGTTACCTTTACATGAGATAGACCCCTTCAGGGGTCTTCTAGACCCCTTTTAGACTACAGATACAACTATGCCAGTATACAGAGACTACGAGATTAGAATTAATCTCAATGAATTAATAGAGAAGAGGATACCCACCTGTGATCTATTACATAAAGACCATTGCTTGACTGAAGCACAGGTTGCAGAGATAGCGCATGACATCAACATGGACTTAGATCTACATCCAATATTTCATCAGGTTGATGAGCATATTATGCGGTATGTTACTGCTGCTGGTATTGATAACACGGATCATTGGGTAGAACCACATCTAAAGGATCTTGATGAGTAATATAAATGTGCAACAAGTTAATAACAATGTGACGTTTGTGTTCCCAGTGGGATTATATGCGGCACAGAACCTATTGGATGAGGGTGAGAACGATAATATATGTAAGAAGGTAGATGAATTACATCGCATATTCAAGCAGGGTAACACTGACAGTTGGTTGAGTGGTGCATCTTCACCAGATAATTGCTTTCATGTTGTTGATCTTGCGGAGTATTTGGAGTTCACTACGTTAGTTAATAAAGCAACTGAGTGTGTCCAAGACTTTGCGAAGCACTATGGATCGGAGGAAGAGTACGAATGCACAGAATCATGGTATAATGTATATAAGAGTGGTAACTACCAAGAGTTTCACATGCACCCATACAATGTATTCTCCGCAATATATTATGCTAAAGTACCTAAAGGTGCTGCAGCTACGTACTTTAAACGTCCTGACATGGGTAGTATGTTGCCACCTAAGAATAAGGTGCGGAATACTCCATTAAATCAAGATGTATTGGTTGCACCACCGCAGGAAAGAACTCTGATTATATTCAGATCTAATCTGCAACACTCTGTTCCCCCTTCTACATTTGATGGTGAACGGATTACTATTGCCCTCAACTTTGCATAACTATGTGGTACATTATTTTCTGGACATCCCTAACAATGGCAATCCTTATATTGTCAGGAGTATTTAAAAAATGAGGAATGAAGTACTCTTTGGTGACTGTAGAGAAACTCTACGCAACCTGTACGCACAGATAACAACAGGTATTCAAGAGAAACCGCAGATGTGTGTTACATCTCCACCTTACTATGGTCTTAGAGACTATGGTGGTGAGAAGAATCAAATAGGTCAGGAGCAAACACCTGAAGAGTATATTCAAAACTTAGTGGAAGTGTTCAGTAGTGTGCGTGATGTATTATCTGATGATGGTACATTGTGGTTAAACATTGGTGATAGTTATTATAACTACAGACCAGGTAAAGGTCAGGCATTAGTACAACAGACAGTAAGCAACAGTAAGCAAGACTTACCTGATGAATGTCCTAGACGTGGTAACAAATTAGATGGACTTAAGGAGAAGGATCTAATTGGTATACCATGGATGTTAGCATTTGCACTACGTGCGGATGGATGGTACTTGAGACAGGATATAATCTGGCACAAGCCCAACCCCATGCCTGAGAGTGTTCGTGATAGATGTACTAAGTCGCACGAGTACATTTTTCTCCTTAGTAAAAACAGGAAATATTATTATGACAATGAAGCAATCAAAGAACCAGCAAAAGATTGGGGCACCAGAGATAGAACTCAAGGGAAGTATCATAATAAAGGGACAGGGTTGCAGCCACATAGTGGTCTTTCCAAATCATACCCTAAGAAGAATAAGCGTAGTGTCTGGTCAGTTACAAATAAACCGTACAAGGGAGCGCATTTCGCAGTGTTCCCCTCAGACCTCATTGAACCATGCATCTTGGCAGGGAGCAAACCAGGTGATATAATACTAGATCCTTTTATGGGATCAGGCACTACCGCAATGGTTGCTAAGAAACACAGTAGATCATATCTTGGATGCGAATTGCACAAGGACTATGCCAGTTTACAAACTGACCGTATTTCTAGCATACCTGCCCAATTGCCCCTATAATATGGAAGTAATCATCACAGAGGAGTTTGAAATGCACAGAGAGGTGGTCACCCAAGTTGAATTGGACACTGCTGAGATCAAATACATCATTGATATGATGTGGTCATCAGACACAACTGAATCCAGTGTCATTGCAACCCGTCACAATGTTGATGACATCAGTTTAGAGAAGAAATTAAATATTGCTCTAGGTAGAGCATACGATGAGGACGAAATTGGTCCTTCTGGATATCGTGGTCTACGCTTAGATGAGATCCAAGAATGAAATTAACATATAGTGATTCACCATTCTTCTCCAATTGGTCACAAACCTACTTCTCTAATTTACCATTAGATCAGCACATTGCTAACAACAAATGGTTTATGGACACACTCTCTATGTTAAAGGATGATGGCATATTATATGTGCCTATTCTTGATAAGGAGTTTGATAGGTTAGGGAGGTTGGTTACATGAACGCGAAAGATATGTCTGGAGCTGAAAAGCTCGTATTTATTTCCTCATTCATCTATTTTCTTCATTGGTCATGTCTTGTTATGTCACGTTTGGTGGGTATGGTAATCGCAAGCGTATCGCTCGCGCAGCTATCCAGTGGTTCTTCCAGCATCGTAAACTCAATCGCTTCAACTCATTTGTACATATTATAGACAAAAGGTTGTGGCATCAAGGTAATGATGGTACATGTATGTCCATTGATGATCTATCACGTCCTCGTTACTTCGAGATTGAGATAGAGAATAGATTGGACAACAAAGAACAGTACCTAACCACATTATTCCATGAACTACGTCATGTAGAGCAGAGATTACGTGGTGATCACAAGCAACGGTTCTCATGCCATGCTCGCAAGGTAGTAAATAAGTGGAAGGGAGAATCAGTTCCCCCTGAAACAGAGTACATGGATGAACCATGGGAGATTGATGCATATAAAATGGAATCAGTCTTCTTCAAAGAGTATCAGGATGCAAAACTTAACGATTGACAAGTATTATGTACGTCCACCTATAAATTATAAAGAGATTATTAAGGAACTCTCTTTATATCGAAGGGAGGACGCACCAGTCAAAGCAGATTTGAGTGACTGGGACTTATCTGATTGTTATCTTTTCGATGAACTCTTAGGTCAATTAAATGTCATCTATCCGTCGCAGGAGATCGAGGATCTCTGGATCAGCATCTACAGACCAGGTGACTACGCTGAGGCTCATAACCATAACGGTTCTGTTTGGTCTTTTGTGTGGTATCTGGATGCCTGTCCTGAATGCTCTCCTCTTGTCTTCCCAGACATAAAACATCCATGGTTACCACCTGAAATGGTTAAACCTAAAGTTGGTAACTTACATGTGTTTGATGGTGAGCAGGTACATTACGTACCACCTCATTCATGTTCGCATGATAGGATTGTTGTGTCTGGTAATCTTGTGCCAGTTTCAACATCTCAACAAGAGGAAGACTTTTATCAACAAGCCCTAGTATAATAAATATCGGGGTGCTTACAAATAACTATGGCAATTGATCCAAACATTGACCAGTATTTTGACTACAAGTATGTTGAAGGTGAACTACACATTTACATACGAGAAGAGTTAGTCAAGGAACTAGGTTGGACTGATAAAGATTTAGAACTAGGGTTCGGTGGGATCCGTCAAATGAATAGATGGGGCAAAGATGCTCACCTATCCATCCACACAATTGAAAACCGTGATTATGTACACCCTTGGGATGAGCACAACAAAAAGATCGACCAAAACACCTGAACAAAAGGAACTTGAATCTATTGCTAGATTCTATAAGGATAGTGAACAAGGATTTGCTACTAACGATGGATACTATGCTGTTCCATGCATGGATAGTAAGACTAAATTGACTATTATCCATAATGGTGCTATACTTAAGGAATGCAGGAACGAACAGTCTGCACGTACTTTCATTACTAAGCATCGTGGCAAGAATAGATCCTAAAGAATACATGCAAGCAGGATGGGATCAAACACCTGCAGGTTGCCACCCATATCAAAAAGGGTCAAGGCATAATAAGATAGGCATGTGGATCATGTGGACATACTATGTGATATTCACATGTATGGTGATCAGATTGATCTGGGTGTTGAATACATGAGACCACATAGATTAAGAGGACTTGCAAGTGAATATGCATTTGCAAAGGCATGGTATGAGTTCATTGATGATGAACAGTACCAACTCATATCACCAACCATTGATAAAGGTTGGGATTTTATGGTAGAGGGGAATAGTAAGAGATTGCAGGTTAAACGATTCACCCCTCAAGGTAAGAGATACAATCCCAATACCCTTGACCTTAGAAGAAAGAGGAACAAAGGGACTGGAAACTATACTGGTGAAGAGTTTGATTACTTGATTGTACATAATACTACAAATGATGATATAATAGTAGCAAGTATCGATCAACTCAAACGTGATGATGGTACAATGCAGCTATCTGTTAGTATATGTCCTACTCGAAAGAGTAAGGGACTAATCAATGAAGGTCTACAAGTATTACTATGAAACCAATTGTCAAATATCAAGGCGGTAAGACTAAAGAACTACCACTGATAAGACAAATGCTACCAGACACATATGATAGGGTCTTAGAACCCTTCTGTGGTGGTGCTGCGGTCTCATTTGCATTGAATAGAACATCAGTGTTGAGTGACATCAATGCTGCCTTGATGAACATGTACAGGCAGGTTAAAGATCCTATCATGTTCCAAGAAGTATTCTCTCACGTATGCTATCTAAAAACATTAGATCATGATGCATTAGAGAAAGAGTACTATGAATCAAGAGATTACATCAATGGTGATGAACGTGATCCATACAAGTGGGCAGTCAGTTACATCACTGTAAGACAGTTGTGCTTCTCTGGTATGGAGAGATACAACAAAAATGGTAAATTCAATGTACCATTTGGTCATTACAAGAAATTTTCATGCAATCTTAATTGGGAGCACATGCAAATGCTCAAGCACTGCATTTTAAATGATGGATCTTTTGAGGATATATTTGCCATTGCTGATGAGAATGACTGGATATTCATCGATCCACCCTATCTCAACCGTTTAGGATACACCACTGGTGATGGTGGTGAGGATTTACATGAACGCTTAGTTAAATGCATGAAAGAGAGTAAATCCAAATGGTTGTTCGTACATACTGAGGATGATTATTATATGAATGCCCTTAAGGACTATCATATCATGACTAAACCTCATCAGTATGCTCAACGATGGGGCAAGGGTAAGAACCATGCCAATGCTCAAGTAAAGCATATGTACGTGACCAATTACGAGAATGATATGACACTTCATAGAGTGGCACTGCCTATGCTGCAGGATGCTGCGTAGAGAGTATAATATTCATAGTTACACAGTTCACATGATCGCTTCATTGCACTTCGGTAGACACTTCTGGTTAGATGAGGAGGATGAGTTGTGCTCATGCCCTACATTTGCTGCTGATTGTACTCCTGATATGGACAACTGGGATTATGTGAGTGAGTGGACTGAGTTAGAAGGTGTTGACCTAGGTAAACTCTTCTACATCCATCGTCAGTTAGTCACTGATGCTGTTACAGAGTACGAGCAGTCACGATGCTAGTACGACAGTTGATCCATAAGCTCGAACAGTTTGAACCTGAAGAGAGTATTGAGGTTCATGACTACGACAAGGACGAGGATTTTGATATAGTTGAAATCAGAAGGGAGAAAGGTTATAATGTCATACGAATACGTTCTATTCCCACTTACAATTTTTCTAATGTCATTGTCCATTAAAGCCAAACAGTATTTCGATACTAAGCTATTGCCCATGATCACTAGCATAGAAGAGAAGGAGACACAATCGTATGCAACAGTAGCATGGATGAAGGTCGATAATGTAAGATCCCGACAGTCAGCTGCTATTACTCTAGGCAACAGAATGGAGAAGTTCTGGAACATTGCCATTGAGGATAGTAAACGTGCCACTAATGAGTTAAAGAATAAGAAACTCAAATGGACAAAGAAGGGACATGTTAGCATAGAGTATATCGATAAGAAGGGTGATCTTGTTACTCAGAATAAGCAGATTGACAGTTACTTTGCTGTATCAAATGATGATGGTACGATGTCTTTCTACTACTATGAGGATAAGAATAACGTAGAATTTGATAGTGAGAAGGAACCTGAGAGTAATGCTAAGATCTTAGCAGTTGCTAAAGCATTAGGTGAACGTGATGGTAGAGTGGTTAAGCACAGTTACTTCATACCTACACTGCTTGATGTGCCTGATAAGGTGCGTAGGAAGTATGCTAAGGTAGGAATGAACGTGATAGGTGTCAGGGAGATGGTAGAGTTGATTCAACCACCATTTACTGCTGAGGAGTTCCAAGAGTATGGTGAGACCATTGTGGCACCTATCTGGTGCAAACTCATCGATCATGTGCCAGTTAGCAAACCTGCACAGCGTAGGTTGAAGAGCAGTCTAGATCTGCTATAATTACAGAGTAAGGCAAGGGTCTCGTTCACTAATCGAGTTTAAATCGAACCTCTTACTGCGGTAGTCTCCTTGATAGTTCAGGACTAGCGGCGATAGGAACTATCACTCTAAAGGTTTCTTTCTAGTCTGACTTAGAAGCAGACACATGATCGAAAGAGTAATGCACTGACCCCTTTAGTCTAATGCCCTCATAGCTCAACGGTAGAGCAACGCTTTTGTAAAGCGTAGGTTGTC